CTCGAAGACATTGCAATTAAAATTAATACCAATGACAGACAAGCAAAAGAATAAATACATATCTAAGTATTCTAATGGTAAAAGCGTTTCTGCTGCTCAGTATATTACAGAATTAGTCTGTGAAAGAAAAGCGACTAGAGATAAGAAAGATCTACACTATAGGTTTTGGCTATCTTCAGAGTGGGAAAAATATTTTAGGAATCAAATAGGTAGTGCTAATAAACTACTTAAGACATATCCTGATAAAGCAATAGTAAATGCTCTGCTAACACCCAAAGGTAAGACGATTTATTCGTTGCGAGCACCTCATCTAATTGCTATCATAGAACAGGAAGAAAAAAAACTGGAAGCAGAAAATAAAACCTTTACTAAAGAAGTCGAACGTAAAGATAAAGTATCTCATGCTAAACATAATATTAAAAAAGGAATCATTTCTAAACTCAAGGATCTAGAATAATGGCAGCATCTTTAAAAGAAGACGTAAAAAAGAAATTTGGTGATGAGATATTACTATCTGCGACAGCTATTGTAGATAGAGAATCAGTAGTAGTACCAGTAAGTCCTGCTCTGGACATTATTTTAAATGGAGGCATACCAGAGGGTAGCTTTATAGTTTTTACCGGACAGCCTAAATGCGGCAAGACTACGACATCTTTAGATTTCTCAGCAACTGCTCAAAAACCAGAATATCAGGGGGATTTAAAAAATCCAAGACAAGTCTATTATTTAAATATTGAAGGTAGATTAAAGAAGAGAGATTTAGAAGGTATTCCAGGATTAGATCTAGAACGTTTTAATGTTATTGGTTCTCAGCAAGGTAAGATTTTACATGCTGAAGAATATCTACAAATTGCTGAAAGAATAATTAATGAAGAACCTGGATCTATTTTAATTATAGATTCTTATTCAGCACTATGTACAGCAGCTGAAATTACATCTGATATGGATAAAATGCAAAGAGCAGATGGTGCTAAATTGTTAGCCAAATTTTGCAGGAAGGTCGCAAATGTTATTCCTGTTAATAAAAACATTGTTATGGGTATTACTCATCTTATGGGTAATCCTGGGTACGGTAATGTAGAATGGAAAGAGAAGAGTGGGCAAGCTATTGCATACCAGACAGATGTTAAACTAAGAGCAAAAATGTTTAAGGCTTGGCATAGCGGTGCTGACGGCCCACAGATTGGCCAAGAAGTAGATTGGACAGTATTGTGTTCTGCTTTAGGTCCACCAGGAGGAACTATTAAAAGCTATATCAGATATGGTATTGGTATAGATAAAGCTATGGAGTTAGTTAGCCTTTGTGTAGACTTTGGTATTATAGCTAAGGGAGGAGCTTGGTATACTCTTACATCTATCAAGGATAACCCTAAATTCCAAGGTACAGAAAAACTTAGACAATATGTATTTGACAATCCAAAAGTTTATGATAAACTGATGGATGAACTTAGAGAAACTATGGGTGTATCATGCAAGTCAAAGACCTAGATGGAAAATATCATCATTGGAAGCTAACAGGTGGTATCGCTCATGCTTCTTATGGTAATAAATCCAGCTTTCATTTGCAGGCTAGAGAGTTAATAAAAGAATGTTTTCCTACATTACAAATACTAGAAGAAGTCACTATTCCTTTACGGAGAACTGAACGCTTAATACTAGATTTTTATTTGCCTTTGAATAAAAAATGTATAGAAGTACATGGCGAACAACATTATAAATTTACTAGATTTTATCATAAAGATATGATCGGCTTTGTAAAACATAAAAAACGAGATCAGGCAAAACAAGAGTGGTGTGCTATTAATGGTATAGAATATATTGAGTTGCCATATAATGAAAAAATAGAAGATTGGAAGAAAAGAATCACTAATGAATAAAACTACTAAAGAAGAATTAGAAACTTGGGATAAGCTTTTAGATGAATACGAGAATCGTATTGGTATGCCTACATACATGGAAGAAGTCTTACCAGAAGATGAACTGCAAAAATACTTAACAATGAGTAGAGATGTATTGGAAAAAACTACTCCAGAAGATTGCGGACAAATAGCTTATAGACTAGCGCAATTTAGTTTCCATGTACAAAGAACTCTTAACAGAGAATTAGCTAGAGTCAATTGGTCTGAAGAGACTATTAAAGATGTTATTGCTGATGACATAAACAATTATAAAGGCTATGGTTATGTAGAAAAGTCTTCACAGGCAATTAAGCATAATGAAAGAGCGTCTAAATTAAATAAAATAAAAAAATATGCAAAACAACGCATGGACAGACTAACTTATTTAGCAACATCGCTAAAAAATTTATCAGATATTTTAATTTCTATTCAACGATCAAAGGGGTTACGCAATGGATGATTCAATGTCTCCTAAACAAATCAAACAAATGATTGCTATGTTAAAACAAATGCTCCCTGAAGACAATCAGGAAAAACAAGAACCTACAGAACAACAATCTAAACCTATTAGAACTGTTAACAGAAAACCTAGACAAACTGAAAATAAGTTTGATCAAATGATTGAAGCACATTTACATAAAGAGGATATAGCGATTGATCAAAAACTCAAGAAGTTTGATCCCACCCCAAGGATTAGAGCTTTTGATCCACTTAAAGTAGTATGCAGAGTATGTGGCAAAAAAGATGAGATCAATCCTGCTGTATTAACAGATTCTGCAGACAGATACAAATGTAATAATTGTGCTAGGAGTGCTGGATAATGATTTTGTGTGATACTGCTGCTGAACGAGCAGTCTTGGCTGGTATTTGTAAATATGGTGAAGATGCGTATCTCGACATTGCAGATATTATTCAAGACACTTCTTTTACTGTAGATAGCAATAAGACTATATATCAATGTATTAAAAATATTTTTGATAAGGAGCAGTCTATCAATATAGATGTGGCTTCTATATTCTCATCTGCTCAAGAGATAGGACTGTCTCACGCCTTTGATAAAAAAGATGAGGCACAACATCTTAAAGCTGTTCTTGATTTTCCTGTAAATTTAGAAAATGTAAGAAAGTTTGCAGCCAAAGTTAGAAAACTAGAAATAGCTAGATTATTAAGAGATCAATTAGGAGAAGCACAAGATAAAATATTAGATGTTACAGGTAATGAATCCATAGGCTCCATTCTAAGTCTTGCAGAAGATACTATCTTTGATTTTACAAATCTGCTTAATGACGTAGATAATAATCCTGTGTCTATAGGCGCTGAGTTAGATGAGTATCTAGATGATCTAATTAATAATAAAGTAGATCAAGTTGGTATTCCCACAGGTTTTCCAGTATATGATCAAGCTATTGGAGGAGGATTAAGACGTAGTACTGTTAATGTCATTGCTGCTAGACCTAAAACCGGTAAAACATTATTGTCTGACAATATGGGTCTTCATATTGCTAATAAGTTACAAATCCCTGTATTGAATATGGATACAGAGATGACTAAGGAAGATCATATCAATAGAATATTGGCTATGATGACAGAAATCGAAATCAATGATATTGAAACTGGTAAGTTTGCTGATATTCCTACTAAATCAATAAAAGTTGGTGAGGCTGTAGAGTCATTAAAGAAGGCTCGTCTTTATTATAAGTCTATTGCGGGTAAAGGATTTGAAGATCAATTATCTATTATGCGTAGATGGCTATTAAAAGAAGTAGGACTAAATGAAGATGGCACAGCAAAAGATTGTGTAATATTTTATGATTATTTAAAACTCATGGATACCCAAGGTATGAGCCAAGATATGAAAGAATATCAAGTACTTGGTTTCATGATGACTCAGTTACACAACTTTGCAACCAAATACAAAGTTCCTATAGTTGCATTCATCCAACTAAATAGGGACGGCATAACAAAAGAAACTACAGACACAGCCAGTGGTAGCGATAGAATTATTTGGTTATGTAGTAACTTCAGTATTTTTAAACGTAAGACACCGGAAGAAATTGCTGAAGATGGTCCAGATAATGGCAATCGTAAATTAGTTCCTTTAATTAGTAGACATGGTGGAGGTCTCGATGATAATGATTATGTAAATTGTCACATGAAAGGCTGGTGTGCTAAAATTACCGAGGGCAAGACTAAGTTAGAATTAATGAGTAACAATAGTAATAAAGATGATGGTTTTATTGTAGAGGACGCAAATGCTAATGACCAAGAAATCCCGTTTGAATGATCAGGCTAAACTAAAAATAGTCTGTGATGAACTTTGTGATAATATAGAAGAACTTTTCGATCACTTTGATTTAGAATATAAAGATCATGGTAAGATGATAAGTATGGCTTGTCCTATTCATGAAGGTGATAATGAAGGAGCATTGAATCTATATGTGCAAGGAGATAACTATAGAGG